AAATCCGTCAAAAAACGGAAGAAGATCAATGGGACGATATGGTCGAAGATGAAGATGAAGACGAAGAATAGTGTTGTTTGCCACGCCAGGACCCGTTCTTGGCGTGGTTTCTTACACAGCTCCCCGTGTAATTCTTACACAGCCTCCCGTGTAATTTTATCCGCAATCACTTTCACCAATTCGTACCATTTATTCTTCCACATTTCCTTCATTTCACCCTCTGTTTCATTATAAGCCTTATAAATAGCCCTTAATCGTTCATTATCTTGTTCTATTGTTGTAGTACTCATCCACCCTCCTTAACCATTCATATTTTGCTCGTTTAAATTCTTCTCCCTCAAAGATAAACTCTTGAAAATAGTTATCTTTGGTACAAATAAGGTTAACTCCTTTCATAACATTGGTCCCATATACCTCATTATGAGCTAAAGCATAGGCTGCCAATTGTAGTTTATAATCCTCAATCCATTCCCTTTTCTTTGGTTTATTACTTTGTTTGAAATCCACAATCGATTCGGACCCATCATATACCCCTACAACGTCTGTAGCGCCCGCATATAGGCCAGGATAGTATAACGTGACCTCTAGACCCCAAAACTCCTGTAAACGATTTTTTAAGCCCTTTTCAATGATCTGTTGAGCCATATTTTGAGCATTTTGTCCTACTTCCGTTAAATCTAAATAACCCTGTCCTAGTAAGAACTTTTCAATAATGGTATGCATCGCCGTTCCACGATTCGCAGCCTCATTCACGATCCGCGTTGCATGATCCGTGCCCATGCGTTGTCGCCATGCTTCTAAGGATGCGCGTTTCTCTTCACTTTGCGTTGCAGATAGAATCGTAGTGACAGATGGTAATTTACTTGTACCAATATCATAGTGCCTTGCATTATTAATTAACGAACGTGAGGAAGTTGGGTATTCGTATAGTTTATGGAATTTCATGTAAATAATATAAGTCTATGATTTCTTTTAGTTTTTTGTAATTCTTTTTAATGTACGCTTTATCTTTTCCTTCAATAACAAGATGGTGATGATACTTAACATACTCCACCTTAACAGGTTTTAAGATTTGTTTAAAGGTAAAAGTTCTACCCTCATGAATAAATTCACCTTTCATTATATTCTTCCCATTTTTTTCAAGATACCTTCAATTATATTATCATATTTTTCTTCTAAAGATTTAGAAGCTTCTTTTTTAGGTCCCACACAATTTTCTTTCATGGTGGTCCATTCTAAATTAGATGCACGATAATCGCAACTGTTATAGTTAATATGATTAACAACTTTATTATGATCAGGATCAGGATTTTGAATAAAGGCCATTGCAATTAATCGATGTGCATAAACATTATGCACTGTTTTTTTTACACTAAAATAAGGAAACATAGGATAAGTCATAGGTAAGTTCATTTGTATAATTTTACCTGTATCCATATTTTGTAAAAAGGGAAAATCATTTCCTTCAAATAAACCAGTGTTATCTATTTCACCCCAAAAATGAGTGGAACCGGTTTTATACAAACGGTAAGATAACATAGGAGTTAATAAATTAAATTCTTGACAAACATCTTTAAGATCTACGTAATCTTCTTGTTTAAGAATAGTTGGTGGTTTTTCTTTAATTTGAATAATCTCTTCTTCAAAAAAATTTAATTGCGTATTGATCATCGTTGTTTGTTTTTTATGACATAAGATTTATTTTCTTTGTGATAAATGGTATAACTATGTTTCCCATCATAGTAATAACCTTTTATATCTTTTTTACTGAAGTCTAGCTGCTTGTTCAAGTTCTTCGATGGTTGGTTCTTTGACATCTATTTCTCCTTGTGAGTTACAGGTTGTACATTGTTTTACTTCATTATAAGAGGGAACGCTAATATAAATAAATCCGTTCCCCTTACAATCAGAGCATATCATTTTATGCTTTACCATTTTTATAACCTTTTGCTTTAGCATTTTTAGTTGCTAACCATTCAATGGTTTTAGAAATAGTTAAATCAGCATCTGTTACTTTACCTTTCGATAGATAATGTAACATATGGTACGTTTTAATTGATACCGATACGGATTTAAATTTATTCGGATTTGCCATTTTCTTCTCCTTCCTCCCATGATTCTATTATTTTTTCTCCTGTAGAATTATCTATATAAATGGTCCAATCACCAATAGTAATATAAACAGATTTTTCGGATTTTTTATTTACTTTCATCATTTTATTCTCCTATCGTTTTTCAGCAACGTATTCATATTCCATATCAGCAATTTTTCTCTGATATAGGCACACGATACTTGGTTTAGCATAGGCAAGATCAAGTAAATACTTACTGAACCTACGCATTTCTACATCTTTGAATGATTTACATACATAAAAACCCTTGTAATAAGTGATTTTATCACCAGATTTGGATGTTTGTAGCCATTGATCAAAGTTTTCTCTCATTTTCATATGTTTCCTTTCTATTGTTATTTATCATACTATATGGGAAACTATACTATAAAGTCAAGGCTTGCAAGAAAAAAAATTTTAATGTATAATTTGCTTCTCTTCTCACACCTTTTGTTTGCTCGTCCTGATTTCTTTCAGGGCGAGTAAACTAAGCTGATTGTTTTTTGTCCTCTACACACCAAACAATGTGTTCGAGAACACTGAGTCCTTTTTGATTAAATTCTTGAGTAATGGTATTTCCTAATTCAATAGAACGAAGTTCACATTCTTCTTTAGTATAGCTTGGTTGTCCTGGTTCTGAATAATTCATACAACTCATTCCATAAGGACTAAGATCCGCTATACAAATCATAGCATAAATAATAAATTTCATATTGGTTTCCCCTGGCCACGACTTGGTTTTTTAGTATAACTTTTATTCGGACTTTTAGCGTGTCTTCCTGGTCTTTTTTTACGTTTCTTTTTAATAAAGGTGTTTACTCCGAACGTTTTCTTTTTAGCCATTCATGATCCTCGCTTGTAAGTTTTAAATATTTAATGCTTCCATTAATATATTGTTTAGTTTCCTCACCACACGAAGTACATTTATAATAATCTTGAACAATAGAAATTAAAATAGTTTCTTCTTCACAAATGGGACAATGCCCATGTACAGTATGAATATGTTCTAAAAAGTTATGTTTCATAGCTTTAATTTAGATATTTTTTCTGCAAGAGTATCCATTTTATTTGGATATTTTTCATTATTTGTACAACTTACCGCCATTAAAAAGCAAAAAATAATAATGGTCCACAAAATTGGAATAGTATATTTTGGTTTTATTTTCATTAATGTTCCTTAATCTCTTCTATCCTTTTAATACCATGTTTGTCTACATATACTTTTGCTTTAACGACAGAACATTGTACATGTGAATTACCACTATTAGTGTTTCGTTCTATTTTTCTTTTGGTCTCTAAACACTCCGATAATGATTCTTTGTGTGAATGTTCTATCATGGTATCATTTAAAAATAAGCACAAAGCTACAACCATTTCTATCATTAATGCTTACCATTCCCATTTCCGTTTGCAAATTTAATATCTCTTGTTGCATCTTTTAATTTTTCTACATCTTTTTTTAATTTTTCAATTTCTTTATCAAATTGTTTTAGCATCACCCCAGTATGAATATTTTCTTCTAATAATTTAGCATGTTTTTCTACTTGTTTGGTTAAGTATTCAATCAACATAAACTGTTCCTGGTCAATAGGTTTTTGTTTAGAGGCCTCTAATAAATCTTGTTCAAATAGTTTATTTTTGGTTTCAAGGTTATTTAGTCGTTCAATGACTCCAAAATAAGCCCATACTCCTAAAGCCACAGCACCTATAATAGCAAGTAAGTTTCTAATAGGTAAAGCTACATTTGTATTTTCATTTATTTTCATATGTAATCCTTATCATCGTGAACCACACAATGATTGTTTTTATTTGTTTTAGTTTCGTTCAATTCATAGAACATTTTATCAGAATCTTCTGTAATCCAATCAGATCCTTCTACTTCCCAAACGGTATTTTGGACTTTATAGTCTGGCCAACTGTTATCAGTAGTATAGCTATTAATGTGCCAAAGAATACGATTGTTAGGCTGAGCAGCATAATTGCCGTTAGCAAGAGCCAGTATATGCGCGCACTTATGCTCTTGAGGAATTTCAGAATGTTCTGTGTTAAGTATATTAGTTTCTGGGTGGGCCCAGTCAATAGTAAAAAGATATTGTCCTTCATAGAATTTCTTATCTTTACCACGAAACTTACCTTCTACGCCAGAAAGAAAATCAAACACATGAACAGAAGGCCAATAACTAAAACAATTCCACAGTTGAAGCTCGTCAACTGACATATTCGGCACTTCGGATCTAGAAAAACGTTTTTGGAAAAACGCGCTGATAGGCAATCGATAGTAGACCGCACCATTCGGGAGCATGATGTGAAATAAGATAGCGCGCCCTGATATACTTGCGATACCAAAAATGACGCATTCTTTTTCGCCCGTTCTCGTTGGATCCATGTCATATAAATACTCTTCGCGAACTTTACAATAAATCGGCGGTATATTTGCGTTAAGATATGCCATATTTTAATCCTTATATTATCCATTGATGTCTCCCCATGTCTTACCAGACTCATAGTCAACTTTATTTGGGACGGCTAGTGTAACAGCATTCTCCATGATTTCAATTATCTTTTTTGCTTGTGTTTCTGATTCTACAGAAATATCTAATTCATCGTGAATTTGAATGTGTGGTATAATGCCTTCATTATATAAATCTAACATTGCTTTCTTTGTCATGTCTGCAGCACTACCTTGTATTAATTTATTTAATGCTTTGTAAGTAAATGCTCTTTTTATTCTTCCTCTTCCATAAGTTCTTTCAGCTTCTTCTAAGGACATAGGTGTATGCATTCCAAAAGTATTAGGTTCCCATTTATTAAATCTACATCTACGTCCTAACAAAGTTCCAATGGATCCAGATAATTGAGCGTGCTGTGATGTTCTATTCATTAATTCTTTTACGAAAGGTACATTCTCATGGTATTGATTAAATAAATTTTCAGCTTCTGCTTTTGTAGATAAACCAAGTTCAGCTTGCAGTTTAGCTTTTCCCATTCCATAAAATAATCCTAAGTTAATTGTTTTAGCATTACTCCTAGATATTCCCGCCATGTCTGCAACGGTTTGGTGAAAGTCTACAGAATCATTTTTAAATTTTTCTACAATCTTAGATACCGATTCATCATACATAATAGGATCTGTTGTTGCTGCATAATGAACAACCAATCTTGGTTCTTGTTGTGAATAGTCAAAACATCCCCACATATGTTTTTCTTCTGGAATAAATAAAGATCTAATTTTAGGTCCTAGATCCTTGTTCCTCGCTGGAATTTGTTGGAGATTTGGATTGGAATAACTAAATCTCCCTGTAACAGTTCCTCCCTGGTCTGATCGTATGGGATTAATATCTGCATGAATCCTACCTCTATGTTCATGTTTTAAAATAGTATCTATAAAAGTTGTATGTGCTTTATTAATTTCTCTTGCCTTGGCAATTTTTTGTACTAGAGGGTGTTGGTGTTCAGATAAAAAATTTTTAGTAAAGGAAGGTGCATTTGATTTTTCTGTTCTTTCATAGTGTAATTGTAGTTTATCAAAAACTTGTGCAATACTTCTTGCGGCCCAAATCTGCGGCTCAATACCTGTTTCTTTTTTTACTGCAAATAATAAGTCTTGTTCTTCTTTTATCATTTCTTTCTTTAATCTTTGTGCTGCCTCTATATCTACTCGTACTCCTTTAAATTTCATATCAATTAAACATGGAAAGAGTTGTGTTTCTAAATCAAATATTTCAGATAAATTTTGTTTTTGTATTTCTCTAGATAAAACTTTAAATAATTCTAAAGTTAGTTCTGCATCTTTTTCTGCATAAGCTCCAACATACATAGCTGGAAGTTTATACATTTCAGATTTAGCATCTACTCCTGCAGCTTCTGCTGCTTCTTTTAATCCTTTTTCATCTTTTACTTCTCGTAAATATTCAAATGCAATACTATTTAATGCATAAGATAATCTATTCTCATCAATTAAAGAGGACATTACCATCGTATCTACAATGAAACCATTAATTTGAATATTGTATGCTCTTAACCAACAGACATCATACATTGCATTATGAAATATTTTTGTATTGTTTGCTTTACAAACATCTTTTACGTAATCTAATACGATTCTTTTATCTAAATTTCCTTCTCTATGTCCTATGGGATAATAACCAGACCAACCATCCACAGCTAAAGCAATACCAATAATTTCACCTTCACCTATTACTGCACCGGATCCTCTTGTTTTTAGATTAGGATCTCTAGTTTCTAAGTCAATAGCTACATAATTATATTTAGATAAATCAGGAAAAGTTTCCGGACATGTCCATTCAGTTGCTGCTTCAAACATAATGTATCAATACTACTATGGTTACTAACATGGCAAAACTCATTTACGTAATCTCTCTATTTCTAATTCACAGTAATGAATAATTTTTTTTAAATCTTCAATACCATTTTTATCTTTATAACGAACTACATACTTTATAACATTGCCTTGAAAAAAAGACAAGTTGTTGGATGTAATAAATGTATAAGGTTGAATATTATGTTTAGCATAATGATCTCCTCCTTCTTGTCTACTAGATGGAAATAAAGTTTCCATATCTGCTTTTGTTGTCATATGATTTCTTCTCCTATGTTGTATTGATATTCATAACCTTGATTCATTATGAATAAGTTTTCTTTGGCTCTTGTGACACCGACAAAAAATAATCTATGTTCGGTATCTTTATTTATTTGCGCTGCTTCATAAATAATTCTTTCTAAGTCTGTAAACAAAATGACATTTTCTGATTCTTCCCCTTTTACAGAATGTATTGTAGATAATTTTATTCTTGCAGGTTTACTTAGATCCTCGCCGCTCGCTACTAGGTCCTGGATATAATCTTTTTGATAATCTTTAAATTGTAATACGTTCCAATCTCCATGAGCAATCAGTCCATGATCCATTCGTAATTCATCCATGTCCACACTGTCTATATTGGCTAGAGACTTGCCTCCGGAAAAACCATACTTCACATCTCCATTCTCGTATTTTAAATACTCATAAATATTTTGAGCTTCTTCTCCCGAGATGCTTGCACCTTTAGACAAT